TCATCCCGGCGGCCATCGCGCATAGCAAGGGCCAGAACTTCGCCATGTGGTGGATCTACGGCCTGCTGATCTGGCCCGTCGCGATCATCCACTCGCTCGTGATCAAGCCCGGCGCGCCCCAGGCCGTCCTCGCCTCGCACGCCAACCGATCCGCCGCGCCGGGCGCCTACGGTACGGTCCCGCCGGTGAGCCGCGACGAGCTGCGCCACTGGTTCGGCCCGCGGTGACATCAAGTGACATGTAGTGACATTTAGAGACATCTAGAGACATCGCCCCGGGTAGTCCCTTGCGCGTTTCGCCGCGGCATGCGAAACGCGCAAGCAGTGACGCGCCTACAGCGACTCGCCGACGGCTTCAAAGCGGTGTTCCGCCGCGTGGCCGGCCTCGATCTCCGCACGGCGAACCTCGCGAACTGGACGCTGCCCGGCCTCGCCTTCGCCCCGCTCCCGCCCTCGGCTCAGACCTACACGCAGCTCTACCGCACGCAGCCCGAAGTGCGGACGGTGATCGATTTCCTGGCGCGGAACATCGCGCAGATCGGCCTGCACGTGTTCCGGCGGATCAGCGACACGGACCGCGTGCGCATCGCCGACCATCCGCTCGCGCTCCTGCTGAAGTCGCCGAATCCGGCGACGGCGCGCTATCGCCTGTTCGAGTCGACGATGATCGACCTCGGGATTCACTACAACGCCTACTGGCTCAAGATGCGCGAGCGCAACCGCCTGCAGCTCGTGCGCGTCCCGCCCGAGCAGATCTACCCCGTCGGGCATCTGCTCCCGACGGGCTATCGCTGGACCTGGCCCGACGGGCAGCGCTGGGAGCTGCCGCCCTCGGAGATCGTGCACTTCCGCGGCTATGACCCGGACAACCCGCTCATGGGCCTGTCGCCGCTCGAGACGCTCCGGCGCCTGCTCGCCGAGGAGCGCGCGAGCGTCGAGTATCGCGGCGCCTTCTGGCGCAACGCCGCGCGCCTGGCCGGCGTGATCCTGCGCCCGCAGACGGCGCCATCGTGGACGCCAGAGAAGCGCGAGCAGTTCAAGGACGACTGGGCCGCCTTCTATTCCGGGGCCGCGAACGCCGGCAAGTCGCCCGTGCTCGAGGATGGCATGAGCTACCAGCCCATGACGGCGACGGCGCGCGATTCGCAGCTCGTCGAGTCGCGCAAGCTCACGCGCGAGGAGGTCGCGGCCGCCTACCACGTGCCGCTGCCCATGGTCGGGATCCTCGATCACGCGACGTTCAGCAACATCCGCGAGCAGCACAAGCAGCTCTACCAGGATTGTCTCGGGCCGTGGCTGGTCATGCTCGAGGAGGACATCGAGCTCCAGCTCCTGCCCGAGTTCACCGATAGCGAGGACGTCTACACGGAGTTCAACATCTCCGAGAAGCTGAAAGGCTCCTTCGAGGAGCAGACGGCCTCGCTCCGCGTCGGCACGGGCGCGCCCTTCCTCACGCGCAACGAAGCGCGCGCGCGCCTGAACCTGCCGCGCATCCCGGAAGCCGAGTTCGACAAGCCGGTCACGAACCTGAACACGCTGGAGGGCGATCAGCAGCGCGTGACCGAGGCCGAGCAGGAGGCGCTATGAGGGATCTCGGCCTCGGGGCCACCGTCGTCAAGGCCTACCGCCCGCGCCTGGAGTTCGGCACGGCGGGCATGAAGGCCGGCGAGTTCATCGCGCGCGTGGCCGTGTTCAACAACGTCGATCGCTTCGGCGACCGCATCTTGCCCGGCGCCTTCACCGAGTCGCTGGCGACGTGGAAGGCGAGCGGCGCCTCCATTCCGGTGATCTATCAACACGCCTGGGGTGAGCCGCCGATCGGCGAAGTGAGCGAGGCCGCCGAGGACGCGCACGGCCTCATGGTGCGCGCGTCGCTCTACGCCGACGAGAACGAGATCGCGAAGAAAGTCCTGCACGCGATGCGCCGCAAGAGTCTCACCGAGTTCTCCTTCGCCTTCGAGACGAAGGCCGCGGCGATCGTCCAGGAGCAGGACGAGTTCGTGCGCGAGATCAAGGCGCTCGATCTCATCGAGGTCGGCCCGTGTCTGCGCGGCGTGAATCCCGAGACGGAGCTCGTGGCCGTCAAGAGTCGGCTTCTCGAGTCCAAGGCTGGCCGCACGCTCAGCGCCGCCACGCTCGAGCGTCTGCGTGGGCTCGCGGCCGAGCTCGTGGAGTTCTGTGACTCGCACGACGCGCCTGCGGACGACATCAAGGCGCGCGCGAAGAACACGCAATGGATCGCTCGCCGGCGCTTCGCGCTGGGCCTCATTCAGACCTAAGGGAGGGCGCTATGGCGCTGGTGATCAAGACGGTCCGCGACGAGCTGCGCGAGGCGAGCGAAGAGGCCAAGGCCATCATGGGGAAGGCCGAGCAGGAGGACCGCCTGCTCACGGACGACGAGAAGAAGCACATCGAGGATCTCGTCACCAAGGCCGAGACCCTCCAGGGCAAGCTACAGGGCATCGAGTCGCAGAAGGCGCTCGGCGACCGCCTCGAGCGCATGTACCAGCTCGGCGCCAAGCCCGCGGATCTTCGCCCCGCCATCGAGCCGAATCTCGCGCCGATGTACAAGTCGATGGGCCAGCAGTTCGTGGACTCGCCGCTCTACGCCGCCTTCAAGGCGACCTCGCGCGCCGGCGTCTGGATCCTCGGCCCGATCGAGCTCAAGGCGACGACGATGACGCCGACGGGCGGCGTGATCCCGACGTCGTTCCTGCCGACCGCGCCGCAGCGGCCGCCGCAGATGCGCGTGGCCTCCCTGATCGCGAGCGGCACGCTCAGCGACGGCAGCGCCGTGCCGTACCTGCGCGAGACCGTGTACACGAACATGGCGGCGACGGTGGCGCAGGCCGCCGCCAAGCCCGAATCCACGCTCACGTTCGAGCAAGTGCTCGACCCGCTGCGCACCATCGCCCATTTCCTGCCCGTGGCTGACCAGCTCCTGGAGGACGCCGACGGCATCCGGAGCTACATCGATACGCAGCTCATCAACGGCGTAATCGCTGTCGAGGAGTCGCAGATCATCATCGGCGACGGCGTGGCGCCCAACGTGCGCGGCTTCAAGAACGTCACCGGCCTCGCCACCGCCGTCACGAAGGGCGCCACCGAAGGCTACGCCGACGCGATCCACCGGCAGATCATGGCGATCCTCACGGCCTCGCTCACGATGCCCGACGGCCTGGCGATCCATCCGAGCGCCTGGCATCTGCTCGCGACCGAGCGCGGCGCCGCCGGCGGCGGCTATCTCTCGGGCGGCAACTGGCTCACGGAGCCGACCCGCCAGGTGTGGGGCCTGCCCGTGGCGCTGACGCCGTACCTCGACGCCGACGAGGCGCTCGTGGGCGCCTTCGCGACGAAGTCGCAGATCTGGCGCAAGGGTGGCATCGTCGTGAGCGCGAGCAACTCGCACGCGGACTTTTTCATCAAAAACTTGACCGCGATCCGCGCGGAAGAGCGCGTGCAGCTCGCCGTCTATCGGCCCTCGGCGTTCGGGATCGTCGACGGCCTCGTCGCGCCGGTGTGAGCGAGCTCGAGCGCGTGAAGGTGATCGTTCCGGCGATGGCCGCGGGGCTCGTGCTCCCGAAGTCCACGCCGCCGCCGGTGGAGGCGCATCTCCCGCCTCCAACGTCGACCCCGGCGGTCGTGGAGGCGCCCGAGGACGTGGCGCCGCCGCCACGCCCTCGGCGCGCCAAGTGAACACCGATGCTCGCCGTCAACCGGCAGCGGCTCGTGCTCGTCTCGCCGCCGCTGGGCGAGCCCGTCACGCTCGATGAGGCGAAACTGTGGGTAGGCCAGGACCTCGCGCACCACGACGCGCTCATCGCCTCGCTGATCACGGCGGCGCGGCAGGCGCTCGAGGGCACGTACGGCCTCGCCTTCCTGCCGCAGGTGTGGGACCAGTACGCGGACGTGTGGCCGGCGCCGGGCGCGCACCTGCTGAGGGCGCCGGTCTACGACGTGCTGGAGGTCGCCCCGGTGGAGCCGGGCTCGGTGGAGGGCGTGTGGCCGCCGCCGGAGGCGAGCGTGACGCGGGTGCGCTTCGCGGCGGGCTACGCGGGCGCCCTCGCCAGTGGCGTCATGGACTTCCAGACCGGCCCGGGGCGGATCGTGCGCGACGCCGGCGACTTCGTCGTGGACGGCTTCAAGGTCGACGACGTCCTGCGCACGAACCATCCGCAAAACCCGGGACCGTTCACGGTCACCGCGATCACGCCGCTCGTGCTCACGATCGCGGAGACGCCGGCGAACACGGAGCCGAAGCAGACGATCATCAGCACCGAGGCCTCGCCGCCCGAGGCCCTGAAGACGGCGCTCCTCACGCTGGTCGCGTACCTCTACGAGCACCGCGGCGACGGCGCCGTGATCGAGATCCCGCCGCACGTGCGCTTCCTGGTCGAGCCCTATTCCGTGAAGCAGCGGCTCTGATGCCGCCCGCGGCCGGTACCCTGCCCGAGCGCATCACGCTGCAGCGCCTCAACATGGCGACCGAGGCCTACGAGGACCTCGCGAGCTCGCCCTCGATGGCGGCCTCCGTCGAGACGCTGAGCGACGTGGTCGCCGAGGAGCGCTACCTCATCCGGATCCGCGCGCGGCCGGATCTCCGCGGCAAGCAGGACACCTACCCGGCGATGCGCGTGCTCTGGCGCGATCGCGTGCTGGATCTCGAGGACGTCGTCGAGGTCGAGCGCAACCGCGAGACCCACCTGGTGGCGCGCGTGCGCCTCATCGAAGTCACCGATCTGCCGACCAGCGCGAGGAGGACCCAGACATGGCCCTGAGCGACGCGATCGTCACGAACGGCACCACGCTCCAGGTCGGCGACGGCGCGAGCCCCACCGAAGCCTTTGCCGCCATCGCCGAAGTCGTCGACATCGATCCGCCGGGCGCCGAAGCCGAGGAGGTCGAGGTCACGCACCTGCTGAGCGAGGCCAAGGAGTTCAAGGGCGGCCTCGCCGACTTCGGCGAGGGCACGTTCACGATCAACCTGATCCCCGGCGACACGTCCCAGGAGCAGCTCGAGGACGACACCCTCGCGTCGCCCGTGCCCACGCGGAACTATCGCATCATGTTTCCCGACGGCACGAACGGGCGCGCCTTCGCGGGCTTCGTCAAGATGTTCAAGATCCAGCAGATCGCCGTCGATGCGGCGCTGCGCGCGCAGGTCACGCTGCGCGCCACCGGCCCCGTCACGCGCGTGCCGTGAGCCTGCTCGATCGGACCGCGATCCTCGCCGCGCCGGACATCAAGACCGAGCGCGTGCCCGTGCCCGAGTGGAGCGGCGAGGTCCTCGTGCGCGGCCTCACGGGCCTGGAGCGCGACGGCTACGAGCAGCGCTGCTACGAGACCTCGTACACGAACATCCGCGCGTCGCTCCTGACCCTCGCGCTCGTCGACGAGCAGGGCCGGCGGCTCTTTTCGCTCGAGGACGTGGCCGCGCTCGCCGCGAAGAGCGCGGCGCCGCTGGATCGCCTGTTCGACGTCGCGCGCCGGCTCAGCGGGATCGGCAGGCACGACGTGGCGGCGCTCCAGGGAAACTCCGAGCCCGGCCGGAACGGATCTACTACTTCCGGCTCGCCGAGCGTCTAGGGCGCACCGTCGGCGAGCTGCTGACGACCATCAGCAGCCGGGAGCTCAGCGAATGGATGGCGCGTGATCTCATGGACGCAGGGCAGGACCTCGAGCTCGCACAGCGCGCGGCGCCTCGCGTTCCGCGCCGGGTCGCGCCGAGCCGCGCCGTGATCGGCCCGCGCCCACTGCCCACGCAAGAGCAGTTGCGCCGGAAGATCGAGCGTCTCTTCCCGGTCACCGAGCCGCTGCGTGGCTAACGTCGTCACCGTCCGCGGCTTTGACGAGCTCGACAAGGCGCTGCGCGACCTCCCGAAGGAGGTCCAGACGCGCATCATGGAGCCCGCCATCCGTGCCGGAGGAACCATCATCAAGCGCGGCGTCGTGCGGCGCCTGCACCGGCGCACGGGCCAGACGGCGGCGGCCATCGAGGTCTCGACGCGGACCGAGGGCGCCGTCGCCGTCGCGAGCATCGGCGCCTCCGCGGCCTCGAAGCGGGCCTTCGTGCTCAACTTCGTCGAGCGCGGAACGCGCGCGCACGCCATCGCCGCGACGGGCAAGCGCAAGGGCGGCCAGCCGGTGAAACGCGGCCCGCTCGCCCTCGCCGGCCGAGGCTTCGGGCCGCGCCGCAAGGTCAAGCATCCGGGCACCGCCGAGCAGTCGCCCATGCGGCGCGCGCTCGCCGAGGATGGGCCGGCCGCCGTCAAGGTCCTCGGGCAGGAGCTCTACGACGGCATGGCCTTCTACGCCGAGCGGCAGCCGAGGCCGAAGACCTGATGGCGACCATCGGCGCGCTCGTCGTCGACATGCGGGCGAACACGGCGTCCTTCGAGACCGACATGGGCAAGGCCCGGAGCTCGCTCTCGAAGGCCGGGCGCGAGTTCAAGACGGCCGAGGACCAGGCCGCGCGCTTCGCCTCGAAGGGCCTGGGCGAGATCATCGGCGCCGGCCCCGGGATCGAGCGCGCGCTGGAGAAGCTCATGAACGGCGCCTTCGGTGCCGGCGGCGCCCTGCGGGCCCTCGGGCAGACGACCTTCGTGGTTGGCGGCATCCTCGCCGTCGCCGCTGCCGTGCAGAAGCTCAAGGAAGTCATCGGCGAGCGCATCTTCGGCGTCGAGGGCGAGGAGAAGCGCCTGGAGCCCCTGCAGAAGGAGGCCGAGGAGGAGAAGAAGGCGATGGAGCAGCGCATCGCCGCCGCCACGATGGAGCGGCAGCTGCGCGCCGACATCGCGAAGGCGCAGGGCGAGACGGCCGTCTCCGCGGCCAAGCTGATCAACGACGAGATCGGCGCACGCCGGGCGGCGCTGCAGACCCAGCTAGCCGACATCGAGGCCGCGCGCGTCGAGGAGATCCGCAAGGGCTTCGCGGTCACCAAGGACTTCGAAGCGCGCAAGCAGATCGAGGTCCTCGCCAACGAGAAGGCCCTGGCGCGCATCAAGAGCGCGCAGGCGCAGGCCGCCGTTGACATGCAGGCGATCGAGGAGGCCGCGTCCCAGAAGCGCCAGCAGATCTGGACCAACGAGACGGAGCGCTTCATCTCCGACCTCGAGCGCCGGCGCCAGGCGCGCGAGAACATCGAGCAGCAGGCGGCGGCGGCCGCGGAACGCCTCGGCATCGCCCAGGTTATCACGCAATTCAAGCAGGTCGAGGAGCTCAAGAAGGGCGCGCTGCAGGTCGCGGCCGGCTTCGCGGCGATGGTTGACAAGGGCATTCCTCTGCGCGATCTCCTGCCCGAGATGTCGGCGGCCTCCGCGCAGTTTGCGGAGAAGGTCAGGGATGTCCGCGTCCAGGCCGCGAATAGCCCGGCCGTCCTCGACAAGCTCGACCGCGAGCTCGCCGACATCGGCTGGGGCGACTTCATCCAGCTCACCGATCGCGCTGGCAGCGAGCTTCGCGACGCGCGCCTCGACATGCTCTCGCTGGCGACCGACACCGACACGCTCAACCGCCGCCTCGGGCTCGAGCTCCCGGCGGGGATCAACCGCGCCATCCCGGAGATCGACAAGCTGATGGTGCGCTTCCAGCTCCTGAAGCAGTACGTCGATGCGGCGACGCGCTCGGTGCAGACCTTCGAGTTCGCCGTCGCGGAGTAGGAGGAGCCTATGCCGCTCACGACCACCGCGCGCAAGGCCACGGTCGCCGTCGAGGACCTCGCCCAGGCCTTCGCCGGCCTTGCGGCGACGCAGCCGGGCGGGGGCGCTGGCCTCAGCGCTGAGGCGCTCGCCGACCAGATCCGGCGCAACCAGGCGCCCGAGCTCGTGTCGGCGATCAAGAAGGCCACCGGGCGGTAGATGCCCGTTACGCTCTTCGCGCGGAACCTGCTCGAGGAGGGCACGGTCACGGCGGCCGCGCTCGCGGAGTATCCCGCCACGCGGCTCTACGATCGCGACCGCGGCCAGCAGTGGCAGGCCACGGCCGCGGCGCCCGTGGAGATCGTGCTCGACGCCGGGGCGCCTGTCGCCGCGGCGGGCCTGGCCATCGCCAACCACAACATCGGCGCCTCGTCGATCATCGTGGCCTCGTCGCCCGACGGCGTCACCTACACGACGGTGACCACGGCCGCCCCGGGCACGGGCGCCGTGGCCGTGCTCACGTTCGCCGAGACGACGGCGCGCTACTGGCGCGTGACGCTCCCCGCGGTCGGGACCCTGCAGGCCGGCGAGCTCATGCTGGGCGTGCCGCTCACGTTCCCGACGCCGGAGCTGCAACCCGACTATCAGGATCGCGTCGTGCCCAACGTGCAGCGCGATCGCTCGCCGGGCGGCTACTCGTGGACGGTGAAGCGCGGCCCGT